CGACTACCCGCTTGAGCGGCGGACCGCTTGAGCGTGCGCGGATCAACTTGCTCCGCCGTCTCGCCGTAAGTCGTTGGTGTATCGAAGATACTAAAACGCCGCTTTTTCGCTCGCGGCTCAAGTGGTGAAAAGACAGCGGGAACACCGCCTAAAGCGCCCCCCGTAGCGATGTTGAGCATCACGCCCCGCACCTTCGCCGCCGCGCTGGCTTCTAATCCCGTAATACTTGAGATCATCCCGTCAATTAGTGCCACCCCGCCTCGCACGCCGACGATAAACATTTCACTAGCGACATCTCCAATGACACCGACCAGCCCACGAAGGATATTAACAATCAACTTGACGCCCAACTCCACCACGCTCGCCGCCTCGCTCATTGTTGCCTCGGTAATCGCCACCAAATCCGCCGAGACCTTTGCCCACTCGCCATTGATAATGTGTAAACCCAGTGTGATGGTAGCTAACAATTTATCAAGTGAGGCTGAGACGATACTAATAATCTGCGCGCCGTGGGAATCCCAGAAGCGCCCGACACTGGCTAAGATATTACGGACGGCCTCTTCGATCTGCGGCAGGTTTTGATTGTACCAAGCAACGATCCGCGCTACAGCCCGCTCCACCGCTTGCTGCACGTCATCCAAGACACGCCGGGTCGTCGTCTGAATGCCGCCGAAATTCTCCGCCCACGCTTGCGCCGCCGCCTCAGATGCCCGGCGCATTCCTTCGGCGATGCGTGCCGCCGCTTGTTCCAAGACGGGTCCCAACAGATTCAGCGCGGCGGTGATCGGCGGTAGTAGATTTTTACCAACGCGGGCGAAAGCCTGATCAACCGAGTCGCTGAAATTCTCGAAAGCGTTCAGCGCGCCGGACGCCGCGCGCGGGAGATTAGCCAACTCAGCCAATAATAAATTGACGAAGTCCGCTGTCGATTTCCCGCTCGCCTCTAATTCCTCACTGATAGCTTTTGAGTCAACGGTCCCGAACATCTTCTTCAAGGCTTGGCCGACCGCCGGCGCGGCTTCAATGATCGGTCGCAAGTCCTGCGCTAAGACTTTCGACTTAGCGGCGAGTTGTGAGAGTTGAACCGTGATTTCATTCAGTCTCTCTTTACCCCCGCCCGTCAAGGCGACGGCGTTCGAGAACTGCCGCAGCACTTTTTCGGCTACTTCAGCGGAGAAACCAACTGCTTGTAAACGAATGCTGCCTTGAATTGCTTCCTGAAAGCCGAGTCCGGGAAGTTTCGCTGCTTCCCGCAATCGGACTAACTGCTTGGCGGCTTCATCAGATGAGCCGACGATAGCGGCGAGTCCACGCTCTAGTGAGTCAATCTCGACGGCGTTGGTAATGACCGAACCGAGCAGGCGGGCGGCCACCGTGATACTAAGAATGGCCGCGCCGGCGGCGACAGCGGACTTGCCGATACTAGCGAAGGCCCCCCGGAAATTACTAGCTGAAGCATTAGCGGAGCGTGCTGCTTGAGCTTCCGCGCGCATAATCCCGGCGCGTGAACGGGCGTGCTCCTGCTCTTCTCTTTTCCATGCGGAGATTAAAGCCGCGCTGCGTTGGCGTTGTAGGCTCTCAGCAGCCCGGAGTTGTGCGCGCATACTCGCCTCGACGCGCCGGAAAGCCGCCTGCACGTCGCGGTCATCACCTTTGAACTCGGTGACTAAGGTTTCGAGTGTGATCGCCATCGCTTGCTATCAGTTAAAAGAAAAGGCGGGGCGAAATCACGGCCCCGCCTGTACTCTGATTGGATTACCGAGCGCGCGATCTATTCGCGCTCGCCGTCGCGTCTTTCTCTAATTGCTGCCTGACTCGCTCTTCCGTGACGTGAATGCCCCACAACCAATTCTGATCCCGCGTCTCCCACCGCCTGACTTCCGCCGCGTCCTTGTGCATCAAGAGCGCGAGTTTAAAGATAAACAGATCATCCGGCGCTTGCCCTTGTCGTCCTTTGGTTAAGAGCCAGATTTCGAGGTCTTCGAGGGTGCTTTTTTTGGGCTGACATCCTCGTTAATGGCGTCAAAGATCGCCGCCACGTTCGTCACATCCAAATGATCGCGCAAGAAGTCATCCGTAATCTCGACCGGCTTTCCGTCCTCCGTCACGATGTCCGGCAGGGCGTGCAACACGATCCTCAGGTACGCCCGCGCGCTGTCAGTAGTGTCCTTCGGCAAAGCGTCAATCTGTTGCCGTACCTTATCGGTTAAAGCACGATAGACGACGCGGCACTGCTCCGTCTTCCGCTCGCCGTTCTCTTCATACACAAACGGCGCGGTAATAGTACGGGTAGCGAGTTGTGAGACTTTGATCGGCATGATTAAACCGTTGGGGTCGTATTGACGATAGTCACTTCCAAAGCTCTGCCCATCGTCGTGTCATGGACAATCCGAAACGGAAACTCAAAGCCGTAGATGCCGCCGGAGGGCGCGCGGCGCTCCATCGGCTTCATCGGCATGACGGCGAAGTTGTGCTTGATCAGGTAAGTGGTCGCCGTCAGGATCAAGTCGCCGGTCATCAGCAGTTGCAGGTAGCGCATCGGCTTGACATCCACATTGAAGCTGTCGTAAAGCGCGCGGGCTTGCGCGTTGTACTCGGTCACGAAACTAACCGTCGCCTCTTCCGTCGCTTGTTCCACTAGTGCGGCGATGCCCGGAAAAGTCCTGTTTTGAACAAACTTAGCTATCACTACTTCAGGAATCTCGAAGCCGCCGGAAACGACATCCGTCACCTTCGTCGTCCCGATCCCGGCGTAAGTGGGATCAAGGAACCAATCAACATCGGCGATGGAGACAGGCTGCTGCACGAGGTTGCGCGTCACGGTGTCAAGCGTCGCGCCGTTATCAACCACACCGCCGATAAAGGGAGAGGTGAAACTAATGCCGTTCTCTTCCAGCGTGACGCTCAAGCCCGTATGCTGAACGTCGTTAATTTCCCGCGCGGCGGTGGCGTCGCCGGATTGGTAGGTGAGCACCTTGCTGGAATTCTCCGATTGGCTGTTCGGCGCAATCGGATAAGCGTAGGAACCAAGGACAGGCGATGTGATCGTGCCGTGACCAAACATTGAAGCGAGGATCGTGGGGTAGTGATTGTAGTCCAGCAATCCTTCCCGCACGCCCCGCGCCCACTGACGGTGGCGGACGCCGACCGTGGCGAACTTATTGCCGGTTTGACGGTAGAACTGCTCATTCCATTCAGCGTCGAAGGTAATGCCGTCCGAACTGATGCGGGTTGAGGCGGTGGCAGGTGCCCCGAAGGCGCTTTGCACGCCGTACTGAGAGACAATGTTTACGTCGCTGCGTGCCATCGTGTGATACTCCTATTGATCCTTCAATTGCCTACTATGCTAAAGACTTCGACGGCGTAGAGGCCGCCATAATTCCGATAAAAGACTTCCGCCGTTGGTCCCTGCTCTTCTCGTCTGCCCGGCAACTCCGAACGTCGCCAAGTGTTGAAGTAGAGAGTGCTCCCGCCGATTGTCAAAGACTCGCGCCTGATGCCCTTCAATAACTCATCAAGGCGGTGAGCAGCGGCTAACGTCCGATCAGCATTTTGTAAACTGGTGCCCTTGACTTCGCCAACAATCCGCACCTGATAGAGCAGGCTCACCATCTGCCGCTGTTGATTCAAGGAGTTGACATCGCCCGGCGCTTGCAAGTTAAGGACGAGACAAGGAAAGAGTGCCTGCTGTGGTGGGCGTTCCTTGTGAATATGCGCCATGCCGTTCAAGGCAGTCGCCCCAATCAATGCCGCATCGCTCGACAATTTGGCGTAGAGAAAAGCGTCGGCATAAACGGATTCGAGCATTCATCTGTTACCGGAAGAGGCGCAATCCGCGCGCTATCCCAGCCACTTTTCGCCCGGTTGAAAGCACCGCCGGAATAAAGTAGGGCTGCGCCGCGTTGTTTCTAGTCCCGAACTCCACATAAGCGGCGTAGGTTATCTCGTCGGTTCCGGCTACCAACAAGGCACTTCCTGAAGCCGGCAAGGGAATCGCGGCGATATTCCCACGCAAAGCGCCCGTCTGCACTGGCACGAGTTGGCGCGCTGTCTCCGCCGCGCCTTCAGCGACGGCGAGGTTCAAGCGGGCTTGCGCGGCTAGTAATTGCGACGAGAATCGCGCGCCCTGCCCGCCCTGACGTTTCAGTGTGATAGTGGTTAGCATCTCGCTCTTAACCGGCTTCGTCAATTGCTTGCGCGCGCTCCGCCTTGACTTCCGCCGCGCGTTCCGCCGTCGCGTCCTTGTCAATCACCGCCGTTCCGGGCAAGCTCCCGACATCCGTTGTCGGCACAATAGCCGTGACGGTGGCGAAGGCGGGCGCTGGCGCGACGCGGGTAGCGGTAATTTGATAAGTCGCGCCTGCCTCTAATTCTTTGCCGAGTGATTTCTTTCTCAGCAGAATGTTGGATTGGTTGCGCTCATCCGACATGCGGATTTCCGCGCCGCCTTCGTTCAAGGCTTTTAAGTGGAACTCACCAAGCACGATTGTCCCTGCCGTTAGACCGGACTCATCATGCGAAGTCTCCGCCGGAGTTTTAGAACTTTTATTTTCAACCATTGCTGTCAGACCTCTGTGACTAACACACGTAAAAACATTTCCGCTGATGAATTCAAGACCGCCTTGACTTGAAAAGTATGCGCCCGCGCTCTCTCCGCCCCGGTAGTAGCGTCTGTCCGCGCTGTTACCTCTAAAGCGTCAGCGACCGCGACGGGCGTGCGTGGCGGCAAGCGCATGACGTAATCACCGACACCCGCCACGCCGCCGGACAAGGCGATTTCACGGCCCGTGATCGGGTTGTAACCACACGGGATGTTGGCAGCTATGATCAGGCTGGGGGCGCTGACGACTTCCCCGTAGGCGTCGCGTGTCTCCGGCCCCGGGCGCGTCAAGGAACAGTTGTCGGGCAAGACGCGAGGAGCAATGGCACTAACACGTGTTCGTCCTTTCTCTATCGCTCGTTGAATGCTACTGCTCATGGTTAAGTCCAAATGGCGACACGCACGGCGCGACTGCCATCGTTCGCGCCCGCCGCGCCCGCCTCGCCGAGTGCAAGTTCCTCTTCCGTAAGGATCGGATAGCCGGGATACCCGCAGAGACGGCGTGCACGATAGCGAATCGTTTGCCGTTCGCGCTCGTCATCTAAATCCACCTCGCCAGTTAGTTTGACAAACTCATTTCTGACGATTTCCCACTGCTCGATATAACCGCGCGCACGATTGCGCTGTGACGGCGTGAGCGCCGCCACGCGCGCGGTTATATCGCTGATCGAGATTTCGTCGATGATCTCTTGTAGACCGGCGATCTCTTCAGCATCGAGCGGCGTCGTTAGCATGGCTTACTTGGAACCCGCCTTCTTCGCCGCTTCGGCGTCCGCTGCCGCACGTGCGGCACTAGGTTGCGCACTGCCCTTGAAGCTGCCCTCAATCGAGCCTGCCTCGGTGAGGCGCTTAATCTGCGCGGGCGTCGCTTTCTCTTCCAATTCGTCAACGTCAGTAATGACCGTGCCATCGTCCATCCTGACGCCGTGCGTTATCTTCCTGTTGTCAGCCATCTTTGTTTGTCTCCTTAAATACCGGCATTGATGACGTAAACGCGCTGTTCATCAGGTCTTGGAAATCAGGCGTCTCTATGCTGAAGGTGCAAAAGTCGGAGAGTTGTCCACCCGCTTCAACAGCGAGCAGAGCAACATCTGGTTGATTTGCACTCGTAGAGCTTGGAAACACCTGACCCCACCCCCTAATTGATGCCTGCCCCAAACGACTGTAAGTCTATACCCCAGCGTTAATTACGTAGACTTTTTGCTCATCGGGAATTGGCATTGCGTTCAATTGTGCTTCCAGCGTCAATTCGCGGCCACCGTTGGCCTCCTCGTGATAGACGGTCACGCCGTTGACATCAATGCCAGCGCCCGGCACTTGGTTCGAGAGTTCCATCGCGCGACGGACGGGCGCGAACGCCGTCACGCCGACCATACCGCCGGCAGGGATTGCCGCGACCCGCGCCGCCGGCCAGACTTTGGCGCGCGTCACCGCTGTCCCGCCGTCGTCAAAGACATCGATGGACGATTCATTGACCACGAACTGAAAGGCGAAGCCGAAGTCGGCTTGAACACGGTCGGCGAGTTGCGACATGTTCATCTTGACTTGGTTTGGCAGATTCGGAGCATCAGCCAAAATCGCATTCAAGGTCGCCCGCCGCATCATTGCGCCGTCAATGGGACCGATCAGATCAACGCCGTCGAGGAGCCACGCCACGAACAGATCGTAGGCATTGACGCCGGCATCATTCCAAGCCGTGGCGGCTGTCGTCATACGACTCGCGGCGAAGCCGAAACTCGCTTGAAAAAAGTCACCGCGTTGTGGGTTGTATTGGCGAATGTAGCCCAAGCTCCACGCCGTCATGGCGTCAATTTCCAAGCGCCGGTAGTCCGCGCTAACTAGCGTGTCCGTGCGCTCAGGAATACTGACGCCGATCACGTTGCGGAAGATGTCGGTATTACCGCGCGTCTGCTCCGCTAGGCGTTGCAGTTCCTTCTCCTCGATCTTGTCGTAGGCTTCAATCGGAACCATCGACATCTCGCGCTGGGCGGGCGTGAGGACCGGAATGTAGCGACCGCGCGCATTCCACTCGCGGCGGTCAGCGGCGGGCCGTCGATCCAGAGTCGTGATGTCCCTCAGATCAACGGAATCCACATTGCGGCGCGGGAAGAACCGATCCCACGTTAATGTCCCGTTATCATTGGGCGAAATTGTTTGTGCTCGCACGGTCAAGGCGACAGGCGAGAGCGTCGATTCGCTTTGTATCCAGCTAAAGGTGCTCATCGTTTATTGTCTCCTTATTACGTGCGGATCAGTACGATCTTGGAACCGGCGAGGTCGAAACCAGCCAGCTCATTGGCGGTGAGAACACGCCCCAAGGTGTCCTCAATAATGTCTTGATTAACTTGCGCGATGGTGGCGACGACGGCGAAGGGATCGTCAGCGGCGAGGACGGCGGCAATGTCGGCGGCGGAATTGCTATTCGCTACTCTGGAACCCTCTATCGAGACGCCAAAGACAAAGCCACCCGCCCCGACGAGTAGCCCGGCCTGAGTGAGCGGCACACCGGGCTTCAAATAGCCGTAGGTGTCAATTTCAAAAGCGGTCAAGGCGCTCACGTCAACTTTGACGTGCGCCGAGTAATTGATAGGGCCGACGAACGGATTCCCGTGCGACTCTCCCCCAGCGGTGGTGCGGATTCCAGTTGGCATAAGTTCTTTCTCCTTCGACTAGACAGCACCACCGATGACGGTCAAACCTTTTCGCTCCGCTAACGGGATGCCTTGTTCTTTTTGTGCCGCGTCGCGGCGTGTCGCGTCCTCGCGTATCTGATCGTATAGATTCCTCGGTGGCGTGCCGCCGGTCGCTGTTGATCCAAAGACCTTGACGCCGCTGGTGGTTGTGCCTTCCGTCGGCTTGACGACTGACGGGAGAAACTCCGGGTGCGCGGCGGCAAACCACTCGTTGAATGGCTGATACGTGTAGGCGTCGCCGTCTTTGACTTTGGCATGCGGCATCTTCACAACCTTGCCGTCCACCGTGGCGTCACGCTCCTCGACTTCCGGCATATCAGGCAGGACTTCGAGGACTCGAATAGCACTTTCCTGCCAGCCGAAAGAATTGCGGAGTCCGTCGAGTTTCGCCTTGCGCTCTTCGCGCGCCACACGCTCTTTCAGCGCGGGATACTCCGTCAGCTTCGCCGTCAACTCTTCCGGCGTGCCTTGCGCTTTCAAGCGGTCAAGCATTTCAGCGTCGGCTCGCGCCACGGCGACGTGGCCGCGCGGGAGGCCGCTGGCCTTCGCGCTCTCTAACTCACCGCGCGCGGCGTCACGCTCAGTGATCGCCGTCGTCTTCTCACTGAGCAGACGTGCGTTGTGTGTGACTGCCGGGTGGTCATTCGGAATGTCGGCGTGCCATTTGCCGTCCTCGCGTTTTGAGTAATGCTCGCGCAAGTTTTCCGGCACTGCCTCTTGACTTGTGTAGGGATTAAGCATGACCGCTGGTCTCCTGCTGTTTCCGCCGCTGGCGGTGTTGGTTGATGTGCAAAAGAAAAAACCGCCTGACTTCCGATTAAGGAAATCAAGCGGCGATTGACTCTACAGTGAGTGAGTGGCCGTTTAAGTTCTAGTTCTCAAAACTGAATAGAGTCGCCGACACGGGCTGTACTGTTACCTACAGATCGCGTCAAGATGTCTCTATTCAGATTTCAAATCTGACCCATGCTCGCTAACCATCAACTCTTGAAACGCTAAGACAGCGCGCATTAAATTCTGCCAACGGCGGCGATACACTTTATCAAGCTGCTGTTTCGCGGCAACTGTCCGCTGGGACTGAGATATTGTAGCACAGTTCTGATCCGTGCAAGTACACCGTTTGACAACGACTATCTTTTGCGTTGTGTCAGACATCTCAAGTCATCAATCCGGTATCAACTGATCAAGCGTTCTGACTACCGCCTCTTCCGCTTCATCCAGCGTGTCCTCTGAAATAAAGCGATTGATGGCGTGCCAATAGAGGGCATGAAGCAAGAGGTGATTCACTTCATGCTTCGCTGTTTTCCGCAACTGCGCGGAATCAAGCGGCGCGTCATTGCCCCAATTAACTCCGAGCGTCACATGGGCGACCTTCGTTTTAAATTGCATCTCCGTTTCCGCGTATGAGTGGGCCAACGGGCCATGATGATAGTCAATGCCCCATTGCCGTAAACCATAGCGCGTGAGATATTCAGCGTGATACTGCTTAAACTCCGCGAATTGTTCCGGTGTGGTTTTCATAGCACCAAATACGCCCACTCACGATGCCGCCTCCGTTTCCTCACGCACGTCTAAGTTAGGCGGTGGCGGCGGGAGAGCACGGGCGGGCGCCGTGACTTCGGGCTTCAGCAATGCTTCCTCTTCAATTCGCACCCTCTCAATAGTAGATAGTTCCGCGAGAAGCACGGCATGGCTAAGTTGACTGATCAGCAGGTAATTCATATTCGAGAACTCATTGGGGCGGGCCTTACTAATCCAGCCATCGCCCGCCAATTTAACGTCTCGCTGTATACCATCTTTGATATTAGGCGCGGACGTCGTTGGCGACATATCTCATAGTCACTGAATTGCTTCTTCTCCCACTACGGCAGGCGGGACGCTTAAAGGCGCGCGTGGCTGTTCACCTTCTATTCGTCTAGTCTCTGCTTCTTCCTTCAGGCGTTCTGCTTCCGCGAAAGCGTCCTCAACGCCAATCCAGTTGCGCGCCGTCTCGTCGCTAATCAAACCGGCGTCTCGCAACTGAATCACAATGGCGCGCTTCTCATTGTCCGGCTCACCGGCGTCAATCAGAGTATTGAAGTCAGCACGGAGATTGATAAACCGCTCGCTTTGACCAGAGAGCGCGGCGGAGAGCCTGACGGCGACTTCCAGTTCCCATCGTCCCGCCGCGTCAACTACGGCCTTCGTCCGCTTGAGGCTGCGCTCAAACTCCGCCCTCGCCTGCTCACGACTACGCCCGGAAGCGGTCGCGTCACCTGCAATCAAGACGTGCGTTTGGTGGCACTGTCCTAAGA